ATGTTGTTCGAGATACGGCCAGCGGTCGCACCCTCGTTGTCAGCCGACACATCAGCCACGATAGCGGCCAGCACGCGCTGGTCGATCTTGATCTTCATACGCTCGGAAGCGTCCTTCGACCAAGTGTCCATCAGGTTGATGTCGGACTGGACCTTGTCCACGTCGTCTTCGATGCAGGCGAAGTACTCGCCCTTGTCGATGCTGAGCTGGATTTTCGGCTTGTCCGGGTTCTCGACGGTGAGGGTCTGGCCCTTCACATAGGAGCGGATCGTGATTTCCGGCGTGGTGCGGATGTTCACGGTGTCACCCATGCGGCGGATTTCGCCCTCGTAGTCCGTGTTGGCGATAGCCGACAGGACCGTTGCGTCATAGAAGTTCTGGATAAGCTTACCCGACCAGATTTCGGGGATGAAGTTGCCCGAGTAGTTCGGGCGACCAGAGGCGACGGGGAAAGACATGGAAGTCTCCTAGATTTAGCTTGCTTGCATGATGCGTCCATCCCGCTGTGCAGCGAAGATGTCGCGTTCGATACGGTCACGCTCCGTCTCACGGCCCCTGTACTTACCGGAGCGCACATCATTGAAGAACTTCCTGATGTCTTCCGGGGTATAGGTCTTCGCATTCGTGCCGCCCGTCGCGCTTCCTGCGCTGCGGGACCGGCCCGGTGCAATCTGCCGCTCCAACTCCGAAGCCTGCCGAGTAGGTTGAGCATTCGCTGCTGGCGCAAACTTGCCAGACGCCGCCGTGAAGGCGCTGAAGAACGCCGTGACACGGTTCACGTCGAGATCACGCTGGGCGATCTCAAGGTGTGTCTGCCGCGAAGTGTTTGTCAGCGGATCGATCTCCAACAGCCAAGACTGGAAGTCCGGGTCGTTGTTGATCTGCTGCCAGTTGGGTACGCGCTGGGCGAGGTTCGACCAGAACCGCTCTTCCGACGTTGCAGCCTGCTGCTGTGCAACACGCTGAACCTGCGGAATGACCGATCCCGATACGCTCTGCGTGAGGTTGGCGATGACACCCTCAAGCTGGGCGATCTTGCCCTGCAAGGAGCCGACTTCCTCACGAGTAACCTTGCGCATCATGTCAATCGACTCGCCATACTCGGCCACGTCGTCGTCAGTCACGAGCTTCTGCACGGACTGCGGTGCTGCGGAAGCAGCGGGCGCGGCGGGAGTAGAGAGTGACGACAGAAGGTTCTCCAACTGCGCGACACGGGCCTGCAATTCTTTGTTTGCGCCCCGCAGTCGCGGTACTTCTGCGTTGAACTGACCCTGAAGCGTGCGCCAACGCTGGGCATACGTCTCAGAGTTCGGGTCTTCCTTGGCACCATGCTCAGTCGTGCCAGAGGATTGAACGGACCTCTCCGCATCGTCAGCCTGCGGGGCAGGAGCAGGATCGGAATTGGACTCGTCAGTGGGCGGATCGGCCACAACGGCCTTCGGCTCACCAGTCAGTTCCTTGATCTTGTCTTCCGCAGCTTCGATCTGCTTACGAATTTGTTCAGGCAATGCCATCTAATACGCTCCTATCCGGTATGCGTAGGGTTGGTCGGCGAGCGTGGCTGCTTTGCCGCCAAATCAGGGGAATTGGTAGCCAACTTTACGAGTTCGGCTAGAACTTGACAGCGCCCCTGCGACACTGCCGAGTTTTGGAAGGCGAAGGGAAGCTGTTCGAGTTCGTGGGCCTTCCACTCACTGAGAAAGGTCAGTACCTGCGGGTACTGCCTCACAATGAGGGCAAAAGCCTTCACAACCTCGTCAGTGGGACGGATCATCCGGCCCCTCCCGACGCATTGGGTGAAACGACGTTGGCCTGCTGCCCGCCTTTCGGCGCTCCGTCAGGCTGTGTCGGAACTGGTTTGCCGCCGCCCTGCGGTGGCTGTCCCTTCGACGGGCGCTGTACCAGCGCCAGCGTCTCGCGGGACGGAATGATGTCCTCAGTGGGCATCTGAAGGCTCTTGGCGACCTCGCGCAGCAGCGCGGCGCGGCCATCAGGACCCATGATCTCCATGTCGGCGGGGTTCGCCGTGGCATTGAGGAACTCAATGCGGCGCACATTCATCGTTTCGCGGTTGGCGAGATTGATGGCACCGCGCGGCATGATCTGGAGATCACCCTTGATGCTCTCATCCTCGTCATAACGCATGTTGTAGACGTACTGACGCTCCACGATGGGCTTGATCACGTCGGAGTCGATGTGCATGACCACCTGACGGATGCCCTTACCGGCGCTTCCCATGAGCATGGAGAGGCCAGAGGAGGTGCGGCCCGCGCCTTGGACGTTCAAATCACCGTACAGGTAGGCCGGAATGCCGGAATGCTCGTCGGCTAGGCGTGAGAACCTCTCGTAGACGCCCATGAGCATCTGAGCATTTGCTTCAGGCTGCGTAAAACGCACCGCTGGTGCGCTCGAACCAGTCGGATCGTTCGTGACCTGCCAAATCTTCCATGGGTAGATTTGCGTGATGTCTTCATTGGCCGGAATACGCTCCAGATTGACCTCAACTTGGGGTCCAGACGAGATGCCCATGTTGTTGACAAGGGCACGCGCAGCCGCATTGCAGATATTTTGCAGGTCTTCGATGATTTCGGGGATGCCTTTACCCCAAAATGCGCCCGGACACTTGATGAACGAGGTCTTGGCGTAGGGCTTTTCGCCCAACGGGTCGTAGTTGAGGACCGCTTTCAGCACGAAATTGCCGCAGACCCACACATTTGCGTCGTATTCGAGCGCCGCATCGGGCACTTCGTCCTCCGACATGCCCCATTCGCGCAGCATCGCACCGGAAACCTTGCCCCAGAACTCCAGAGCGTCGAAAATCTGCGTCGGGCGCATCTCCGTATGGAACTTGCGCTCCTCTTCTTCCTTGATCAACTCAATGTCTTGGTTGATCCACGAGCTTCCGTTGCCCTCTTCGAGCAGTTTGCGGATGGCCGCGTCGTCGTAACCGGGCATTCCGATGAGATCGGAGAGCATTGTGCGGGTCAGCGGGTGGTGCTGGAAGCAATACCCATCCTGAATGCGGGTGATCCCCGGCTCCGGGTAGAAGTAGAACGGATCGACGCGCTCATACTCAGGCGCGATCTTGTCCACCGGCACCGCCATGGTGCGCCCCGAGGCGTCCTTCTGCCAGCCCAGTGTGCGCTGGCGGCGCACGACGGGACCCTTGATGACAGCGGCGGGGTAGGTGACGAGGTCGGTGATGAAGTCGTTGAAGCTCTCGGCCCAGCCGCCCTCTGCGAACTGGTCGGAAATCTTGTGCTTCATCTTGTCGGCGCGGTTCTGCGCCGCCTGAAGCATCTTGAACCGGTACTCCTGCGACACCGCCTCCTTGGCCTCGGCCATCTCGGACGGCGTCATGGCGCGGAGTTCTTCCTGAAGCAGGCGGGCGACCATGTCAGCGAACGCCGCCTTGATCTCCTGTGTCTGTGTAGGTGACAGGTCGGGGATCGGCGTGGGCTGGATGTCCCACGGAGGTGTGCCTGTGTCGAGCAGGATGTCCCGCAGCCAGCTTTCGGCGGCGCGGCACTTCACCTCGGTGATCATCATGTAGACTTCGGAGCCGCCCTGCTTCTGGATCGCATTGAGCTTCTCGGGTTCGTACTCACCGTTGCGCTGGCGCATGGCCCGCAGCATGATGTCTTCGATTGGCTTCTTGGCGATCTTCGCCGCGTCCCAGCACTCGCGCAGATAATCCACGATGCCAAGCATGAGGGAACTGGACTGCCGTGCCTGAAGCTCACGGTCAATCTGTTCGCGTTCCTGCCGTGCAAGCTCGTCGTTCGAGACTACACGGAATATGCTCAACCCAGCAGCCATGGTTTACAGTTGTAGAGGATTTGTGCTGTGGTTGCAATACCCAAAAGAAAAAGGCCCTCGACGGTAGGCGAGGGCCAAGTCACAGGGGTTGGTCTCATGGGAGGAAACCGAGGTGGAAGCTATCACGTCCAGCCTGCGGCGGCAAGCACCTTGACCTCGCGCCGCGCCTGAAGGGCCGCACCCTCACCCGCCGTGGCGATGTGCAGCATCAGGTACTGCAAGGCTTCTGCAACGTGTGAGTGTTTGTTCTTATCGATATCGCTGTCGCCCTTGGGTTTGTAGCGATATCCGCCCATCATTGCAGCCTTAAGCTGTGTACATCTGGGGTCCACGAGGAAGGCCGGGTCGCCGTCCACCTGCCGCATGAGGTAGTCATCCACCGCGTTGATACGCGCGGAGATAGAATTTGTCCGCGCCGGGATGACCTTCAGCCCTTCGGCCTTGATGATGTCCACCGCCGACCTCTCGTCCGTCTGCGCCCGCTGGATGCCAGCGGGGTCTGTAACGACGAGAATGGGCGACCCCGAAAACCGCTCGAAGAGCAGTGGCTTGAGGATTTGGCGCACGAACCGCTGGACCCCCATGTCGAAGCTGACCGCCTCGGCAAGGACGAGCGCCCGCCCGCGCGGGTCCTGCTGACCGATGACAGCAGCAGGCGTAAGGCCCAAGTCCATGCCCACCACAATGGGACGCACGCCATTGGCAATATGGCGAAGACACTCAGAGGCCATGTGATAATCAGTACGGAAGTACTTATACACAGGCATACCCGCCGAACTGAGGCCGTACTCACCGTCGATGTAAACCCGGATGTACTCATCTGAGCGTCCTTGGGTGTCGTAGTAACCATCGGGGAGATTTTCGATGTTCTCGGCGTAGGGACTGCGGCCTGACGGCTGCTTGAACACAGCCCAGCCGTTGTCGTTGGGGCTGACGCCGTCCTTCGGGTCCAGCTTCTCCATCTGATAGTACCACCATGTGTCCATGGTGGGCGGGTTGGTGTCGCCCCACATCCCGTGCCACGTCGGCCCGCCGTCCTTCGCGGACGGGAAACGGCCAATACGCTTGGACATGGCGTCCACGATGTCAGGGTGGATGTCCCGGCACTCGTTGAACCACGCGAAGGTCAGTTCGAGCGAGTTGAGGTTCGCCACATCGTCCGCGTCGTCCAGCGCACGGAACATGATCTCGCACTCGACGTTGCCGACCTTGAAGTAGTAGGTCTTCGTGGTGCGCATGTACTCACCGCACACCCCCGGTGGGAACCAGTCGAGGAAGGTCTTGATGGTGGTATCCTGAAGCTGGCGTGCCGTCTCGCGGACGACCGCCGCGCGGGTCTTCCTGATACCTTGGGCGTTAGGCTTTTGCAGGCTGGCCCTGCGCACGATCTCAAAGGAACAGGTTACGCTCTTCCCCGAACCTACCGGTCCCATGAGCGTGCGCATCTTGGAGTTATCCTCCATGAAGAGCTTGCCGGTGGGCGGCGGCGTGTAGTTGATCTCAAGTCCCATTGAGCAGGTCGATCCTATATTCGAGGCCGCGCTTGCGCGTCTTGATGATCCGTGTACGGAAGGACAGGTTGTTGTCCCTCAACTGGCTCTCGACTTCAGCGGCGGCAAGGGGTGACGTGAACACCGCACAACCACGGTCGTCAAATAGACTCAGCAGGCTCATGTTCGACAACGCGCATCTCCTGCGAGGTTCCACCGAGATTGATCGTGATCGACACACCACCAGTGCTTTCTGGCGCGTCACCCTTGACCTCCAGTCCTGCCCACTTGACGGTGGACTTGATCAGGTCGGCCTTGACGGCGGCGCTGACATCCGGGTGGTGGATGAGAGACCATGAGGTCGTGAGAAGTTCCTCGGCCTGTGCGCGTGCCTTCAGCCGGAAGGTGATGCCCTTCTCGCGGATTTCATCCCGGTAGTGCTTGACCTTCTTGTCGAACACCGGGTCCTTGGAGATGTCCGCGAGTTCGGAAGAGGACAGGCTATGCCGCGCAAGGATTTCCGGCAGGTCCTCGCCACTGCCCTCCAGCTTGAGGGCAATGTCAAAGCAGAGACGGTCGGTCCACTTGGTGTACTCGACGGGTGCGAACATGGG